CCAAATTCAATCACAGCTCGGCCTTATAGAAATGCAAAAGCACGAGTTGTTACATGCTGTTGTTGAAGTACAAAATGATTTAAAAAACAATAGAGCAGAGTTAGAGAAAGAATATGGCAACATTAGTATTAACATAGCTGATGGAACAATAACAGAAAAAGACAAAGAAAATGCATCTGATAAGAAAGATTAGTATAGGTAGAGATTATAAAAACGATGCAATGCATTATTCTGTTGGGCAAGAAGTTTACGGAGGTCACACTATACAAAGCATAATCGAAGAAGAAAATAAATATATGATTTTTATTAAAAAAAATGACGAGGTTTTGCCTTGGAAAGATTTTAATAAAAATATGGCTATAGCCGTAGAGTATAATTTAGAATATTAATGAAAGCTTTATATAGGTTTTTAGTTGAACCTGTTGGTGAAAGATATAATAATGTAAAAAAAATAGGTGACAAAAACCTATTATTAAATACTGAAATATCAAATCATCAATATGTTAATAGAATAGGTAAAGTACTAGCTTGCCCTATAAATATAAAAACAGAAATAAAAAAGGGTGATAATGTTATTGTTCATCACAATGTTTTTAGACGTTTTTATGACATTAGAGGCAACGAAAAGAATAGTGCGGCATATTATACCGAAGACAAATATTTTTGCGCAGACGATCAAATATTTTTATATCAAAGAAAAGGTAAATGGTACGCTCCGGATAATTATTGTTTTGTACAGCCTATAAAAGAAAAAGATAAGCTTAGCGCAGAAAAAGAAAAACCTTTAGTAGGAATAATGCGTTATCCTAATAAACAACTTGTTGAATCAGGCATAAGCAAAGGGGATATTGTGGGTTTTACACCTAGCAGCGAGTATGAGTTTATAATAGAAAATAAAAAACTTTATAGAGTTTTTTCTAATCAAATTACAATTAAATATGAACATAAAGGAAACGAAGAAGAATATAATCCAAGCTGGGTATAGAGCTGTTGAAGAACTTATTAAAGTAGCTAAAGAAGAGATTGTTGATACTGAAGATGATATTTCTGCTGATAGATTAAAAAATGCAGCAGCAACTAAAAAGCTAGCTATATTCGATGCGTTTGAAATACTTAATAGGATAGAAGAAGAAAAAAATATGCTAGAGAATAAACCTAAAAAAGAAAAAGAAGATAATACTTTTAAAGGTTTTGCTGAAAGAAGATCTAAGTAATGTATAAGCAAACTTTATATAAAATAATACAACCGCTAAAATTAACCACAATATCTAGATTTAACAAATCTAAAAAATGGAAATATGGTTATAGTAAAGAGTTTGATATTATAGTTATTAGTAATACTGGTCAAATTGGTGAAATATATGAAATACAAGGGTTAAAAATAGCTTTGCCAAAACAACCTAAAAAAATAAATAATACTAATAATAAATGGCAAGTAGAAGAATATCCTAAAGAGTTAAAAAATATAAAAAGTATATTTGATTGGAATACATATCCAACAGATTTTAAGGAAAAGTGGGAAGGATATATTGATGAAGAATTTAAAAGAAGAGAAGAAGGGTATTGGTTTTATAATAAAGATAAAGCAACATATATAACAGGTACACATTACATGTATTTGCAATGGAGTAAAATAGATGTAGGCAAACCTGATTTTAGAGAAGCTAATAGATTGTTCTTTATATTCTGGGAAGCTTGTAAAGCCGACCAAAGATGTTACGGTATGTGTTATTTAAAAAATAGACGTTCTGGTTTTTCTTTTATGGCATCTGGTGAAACAGTTAACATGGCAACAATATCTAGTGATGCTAGGTTTGGAGTGCTATCAAAAACCGGTAGTGATGCTAAAAAAATGTTTACAGACAAGATAGTACCTATATCTGTTAACTATCCTTTCTTTTTTAAACCAATACAAGATGGTATGGATAGACCAAAAACAGAGCTAGCTTATAGAGTACCAGCTTCTAAGTTAACAAGAAAGTCTATACAAAGCAGTGATCCTGTTATACAACTAGAAGGTTTAGACACTACTATAGATTGGAAAAATACAGGTGATAATAGTTATGATGGTGAAAAGTTAAAACTATTAGTACATGACGAAAGCGGTAAATGGGAAAAACCTGATAATATTCTAAATAACTGGCGAGTTACTAAAACAACGCTAAGGTTAGGTAGTAGAATTATAGGTAGATGCATGATGGGTTCAACAAGCAATGCTTTAGACAAAGGAGGTAATAACTTTAAAAAACTATATGAAGATTCAGACGCAACAAGAAGAAATAAAAATGGACAAACTAAGTCGGGACTGTATTCTTTATTCATTCCTATGGAGTGGAACTACGAAGGATTCATTGACAAATATGGATTACCTGTCTTCGACACACCTAGTAAACCAGTTGAAGATGTACACGGAGATGTCATCGATGTTGGAGTTATTGAACATTGGCAAAACGAAGCAGATGGATTAAAAAATGATCAAGATGCTTTAAATGAGTTTTATAGACAGTTTCCAAGAACTGAAGAACATGCTTTCAGAGATGAAACTAAAAACAGTATATTTAATTTAGTTAAAATATACGAACAAATAGATTATAACGAAGAGTATGGTGATAATATAAGTAGAGGCAACTTTCAGTGGCTTAATGGAGTAAAAGATACTAGTGTTATTTTTATGCCTAGCGATAATGGAAGGTTTTATATATCATGGGTGCCTGATACAACTCTTCAAAATAAATATTATATAAAGAATGGTATTAAATATCCTGCAAATGAACACCTTGGAGCTTTCGGGTGTGATAGTTATGACATCTCTGGTACTGTTGATGGCAAAGGTAGTAAAGGAGCTTTACATGGATTAACTAAGTTTAGCATGGAAGATGCGCCTCCTAATATGTTTTTTTTAGAATATATTGCAAGACCGCAAACCGCTGAACAGTTTTTTGAAGATGTTTTAATGTCGTTGGTTTTTTATGGCATGCCTTTGCTTGCTGAAAATGGAGAGCTAGATTGTTATATTATTTACGAAGAAGAGGTTATAGAGGTTATTCAATGAACAGGCCAGATAAAATTTGGAATAAACTATCTGTAACAGAAAAAGAAATAGGTGGAATACCTAATAGTAGTGAAGATATAAAACAAGCTCATGCCGCAGCTATAGAAACTTATATAGAAAAGTATGTAGGTTTTAGTAACGATAGTTTTGGTGACATGTATTTTAATAGGACATTAAATGATTGGGCTAAGTTTAACATAAATAGAAGAACAGCATTTGATGCTGCTATAAGTTCTGGTTTAGCTATAATGGCTTGTAATAGACATTTATATAGACCAAACGCAGAAATAAAAAAAGAAAAATTAAATTTAAGTATTTCTAAATACAGTAATGAAGGTGGTAGATCAAAATTAATAAATAAAAATGGCTGAACAAAACAATATAAAAAGTTATTTTCCTAGTCAAATAGCTAGTGATATAGAAAAAAGCACTATAGAGTATGGTTTAAAAATTGGTAAAGCTATACAATACGAGTGGTTTAATAAAGACGCTAGAACAGGTAGGTATTATAATAACATAAACACTTTTCATAGATTAAGACTTTATGCTAGAGGCGAGCAGTCAATACAAAAATATAAAGATGAATTATCTATCAATGGTGATTTATCTTATCTTAATTTAGATTGGACACCAGTACCTATAATATCTAAGTTTGTTGATATAGTAGTTAACGGTATATCTGAAAGAACATATGATATAAAAGCTTTTGCTCAAGATGAGTATGGTATAGAACAACGTTCTGAATATTTAAAAGATTTAATGGACGATATGAGGGCCAAAGATCTAGATCAATATATATTAGAGCAATTTAATTTAAAATCTTCAAAAACAGATACTACTAATTTACCTGAGTCTTCTGAAGAACTAGAGCTTCATATGCAACTAGATTATAAACAAGCAATAGAACTAGCTGAAGAGCAAGCAATAAATGTTATATTAGAAGGTAACAAATATGAAGATGTAAGAAAAAGATTAAACTATGATTTAGCTGTTATAGGTATTGCTGCTGTTAAAAACTCTTTTACAGAAGCTGAAGGTATAAAAGTAGAGTATGTTGATCCAGCTGATTTAGTTTATTCTTATAGTGAATCACCGTTTTTTGAAGATTTATACTATGTAGGTGAAGTAAAAACTATACCTATAAATGAACTTAAAAAACAGTTTCCTCATTTAACAGATGATAACTTAAAAAACATAACAAGACAAGGAGTTCACAACACTGATTTTTATAGAAAGTCTCATACAACAAAGTATGAAAGAGATGGCAATTCTGTTCAAGTTTTATATTTTAATTATAAAACATATGCTAATGAAGTTTATAAAATAAAAGAAACATCTTCAGGAGCTTCAAAAGTTATAATTAAAGATGATACTTTTGATCCACCAATAGAGCTGCAAGATAAGTTTGAACGA